ATGACTTCAACGACCGTTGCGGATGTGCGGGCCGCCGATCCCGCCAACCCGTACGCCGGACTCCGGGGCGGAAGCTACGCCCGCAAGAGCGCCTACCAGGGGAAGAAGGCGCGTAAGGGCGAGTCCGTGCGCGAGCAGCTCGACGCGAACAACCTTGACGCCGGGAGGCTCGGCGTCAACGTGGTCGAGGAGTTCATCGACGACGACCGCTCGGCATCCCGGCACGGCGCCAACGCCGAGCGCGAAGACTTCGAGCGCATGATCGAGTGGATCGAGACCGGACGGCTCGACATCGCGTTCGCTTGGGCATCGACTCGCTTGCAGCGCGACCTCGCGGTGTACGTGCGACTCCGTGACGCCTGCGCCAAGCACGGTGTGCTCTGGTGCGTCGGTGGCAAGGTCTACGACCTGACCAACAAAGACGACCGGTTCCGGACGGCGATCGACGCGGTGATCGGCGAGCGGGAGGTCGACGAGCTTCGGGCGAACGTCATGCGGTCGCTTCGGGCGAACGCGGTGGCCGGCAAGCCGCACGGCAAGAGGACCTACGGATACCGCCGCGTCTACGACGAGCACACCGGTGCCTTCCTGCGCGTCGAGAAGGAGCCGGCCGAGGCCAAGATCGTTAAGGAGATCAGCGAGCGAGTGGCGGGGGGCGAGGCGTACCTGCGGATCGCCCGCGACCTCGACCGTCGCGGAGTCCAGCCGCCGGCGCCCGAATGGACCTGGCAGCAGGTCAAGCGGCTCGCCGAGTGGCACGAGGGCTTGCCGAAGAACAAGGAACTCGCGCCGGCCACGATCCAGCGGATCAAGGATCATGCCGACCTACAGGCGGAGGCGCAGGAGCGGCTCGCCGCTGGCGAGGAGGCGCTCGACATCTCCCGCGACTTCAACGCTCGCGGGGTGCCGATCATCATGTGCCGGTGGCAGCCGCCGACCATCGTCGAGTTCGCCCAGCACACCCGGTACCTCGGCGTGCGGACCCACCACGGCGAGGTGACCGCCGAGGAGGCGTGGCCGGCGGTCGTGGACAAGGCGACCCATGCGCGGTGCGTGATGACCATCAAGTCACGCAAGGGCAAGCGGCGTTGGAACACCCGGCCCGGCGCGACCAAGCGTTGGCTGTCGGGCTCGATGATGTGCGATGTGTGCAGTCAGCCTGTCGGCTCGGACCTCAAGGACACCGGGCCTAGGTATGGCTGCGTCCAACCTGGGCAAGGCGACGAGAAGGGGTACCACGTCAGCGCGAAGACCGAGGATGTCGACCCGTTCGTATTGGGCAAGTTGCTGGACTGGCTCGCCAATCCGGCGTTCATCGCGGCGTTCACGCAGGGCGACGGGGAACTCGTCAAGCAGATCGAGGAGGCCGAGGCCGAGGCCGCGTTGCTGTCGGCGCAGCTCGACGAATTCATCGCCGAGGCGGGGGCCGGCCGCCTGTCCGCGCGCGCCCTGGTGGCCGTCGAGGCCGACTATCTGCCCAAGATCGAGGAGGCCAAGCGGAAGGCGCAGGCGCTGCGGGCGCCGTCCGTGGTCCGCGACTTCGCTGGCGCGACCCGTGAGGATCTCGAAAAGGCTTGGCCTGCGCTCAAGTTGGAGCAGCAGCGGTTGATCGCCGCGACGTTGCTCGACGTTCGCCTCAAGCCGCGCGGCAACAGCGGCAAGCGCCTTGAGGTGCACGAGTACGTGAGCGTCGAACCGCGTCGCATGCAGCTCGCCGCGTAGGCGGAAGCCGAAAGGGCCGGACAGCGTCTGCTGTCCGGCCCTTTCGCTATGCGTGGACGCCTCACGAGTCGCCGCCCCCGCCCGGTCCTGGGCAGCCGTCTGCCAGCCCGTTGAGCGCCGTCTCGATCGCGGCGGCGCCGGTCGCCGTGATGTGCCGGTCGTCGACCGTGAGCACGAGGTTCTCGTCGGTGGCTCTGACGACGGCCGGGGCTCCGGAGTCCAGTCGGGTACGGCGGACCTTGATCATTCGGTGTACTTCCCCCTTTGGAGCATGGCGCAGACTCGATTCGTACACAGTTTCGAACCGAGCTTCGTCACAGTACCTCCCGGACCGGCGCAGGTCACCCGCGTTCTGGTCAAGTTTTCAACTGGACGAACCTCCAGAGCCGGCCGCCCAGTTGCGCAGCAGTTCCTCGACCTTCGGCATGTCCGCCGGGCGCAGTCCGGGAACATGGGCGACGACGACAGCGGCCCCGGGGGTGGTTGCATCGAAGGGGTCGCCGGCCGTCAGGCCGATGTACTGCTCGGCGGCGGCGGCCTGTACCTCGCGGACATCCTTACCGAGGGCGGCGGCGACGGCCCGCACGATCCATGGCGAGATCTTGACCTGCTCGGCATGGGCAATCTTCCAGAGCGCGTTGTGCGTGAGCTGCTGGCCCGTCTTGGGGTCGATCGCCGTCTCTGCGAGCTTGCGGTAGGTCACCTCTTCGCCCGTGGTCGCTTCGCGCACCATCTCGGCGAACGGGGTGGATTCCCACATCGTTTCTCATCTCCGTTCGTGTCGCGTTACGCGAACAGCTCTATTGAAGCGCACATGCCGCTGGTTCAACCACTTGGGATATGCGTTGACGCGCACTATCGGCCGTCCTAGCGTGGATCTTGTCTCGAAACGAAGACAGACGGGGGGCCCTGAGCTGCACGTTCACACCTCCTGCATGTCTTCGTTCTGCAACAAAGACGCGAGGGGGAGCCGATGAACACCGATGATCACGCCGCCCGACCTGCGGGAACGCAGACGTGGCCGGATCCGAGCGACGCGCAGGTGTCGCTCGTCGCACGCATCCTCGGACCCCACATCCGGAAGGCGCGGGCCGAGCGCCTGGCCGCCGAGCAGGCCGCCGCCGGCCGCCCGGCCGTTGAGCGGGTCGCGGCATGAGCGCCGCTCAGCAGGTCGTCGAGTTCCTCGGCCCGCCGCCGGTCGCCGAGACCAAGCACACCCGGATCGCTCGGGCCCTGCGGGGCCGGCCGTCCGAGTGGGCGGTCGTCCAGCGGGCCGCGAGCATCGGCCGGGCCGCGTCGGCGGCGCAGGCGATCCGCTCGGCGCGGCTGCACGCCTACGAGCCGGCGGGTGCCTTTCAGGCTGTCGCGCGGACCGTGCAGGGCGAGCACCGGGTCTACGCCCGGTACGTCGGCGAGCAGGCGCAGGCCGTGGCCGACGGGGGTGTCGCCGCGTGATCCGCGCCCACCTTCACCCCGACCGGCACACCGTCCGGCTCGACGCCACCGACGCGGCCGAGCGGCTGCTCGACACCGTCGCGTTGGCGTTCGCCGCCGACGAGCAGGGCGTCGCCGATCTGCTGCGCGAGCTGGCCGAGGCCGCCGACCACCACCGTGCCCGCCGGGGCGACCCGCGGGCGACGGAGCACGGCCGGGAGTCGGCCGCCGCCGCGCTCGACGCCTACCGCGACGACACCCGCCAGGGGATCCGGCACACGGTCGAGCGCCGCCGCGCCGACCTGCTCGACACCCTGCCGGCGACCTGCGGCCTGCTCGCCGCCGATCTCACCTGGCGCACGTCCCTCGCGCTCGCCGACCAGCTGCGCGCCCTCGCGGCGCAGACGGTCGCCGGGAGCCGCGCAATCGAACTGGAGTCCGAAGCATGAGCGCGACCGACCAGCCCGACCCGTCGGCGGCGCGGCCCGGCGAGCTGTTCATCGGCGCCGCCACCGTGGCCACCACGGCCGAGGAGGTACGGCAGGTGTGGCGGCAGGCGCACGCCGCCGGCCAGCCGCAGTGGTACCTCGACCTCGTCGCCGGGATCGGCCGCACCAAACCGGGCGCCCGCACGGCCGACACCATGGCGGGTGCGGCGTGACGCGCCCCCGGGTGTGCGGCCTCGACCTGTCCCTGACCGCCTCCGGCGTGGCCGGGGCCAACTGGGCCCGCACGGTGGCCAGCAGCGGACACCGCGACGACTCGTTCCTCGCGCGCGGCACCCGGCTGCACCGCCTCGCCGGCGGCGTGGTCGCCCTGGTCGGCCGTTGCGACCTGGCCGTCGTCGAGGGCCCGGCCTACAGCCGCACCACCGGATCGGTCTGGGACCGCGCCGGGTTGTGGTGGCTGGTGGTCGACGCCCTGATGAGCCGTGGGATCCCGGTCGCGGTGGTCGCGCCGACCGCGCGGGCGAAGTACGCCACCGGCCGCGGCAACGCGTCGAAAGCGGCGGTGGTCGCCGCCGTGCGCCGTACCTACCGGGTGCCGGTCGCCGACGACAACCAGGCCGACGCGTTCACGCTCGCCGCGATGGGGCTCGACTGGCTCGGCGAGGCGCTGGTCGAGGTGCCCGCCGGTCAGCGGTGCGCGCTCGACCACGTCGCCTGGCCCGCCACGGCCGGCCCCGCGCAGCTCGCCCTCGACGGCGGCGCCGTGCCCTACCTCGACACCGTCGAGCCGGTGCGCCGCCCGCGCCGCCCGGCGCCCGTCGCCGTGCCCGACCTCGGCCCGTGCCCCGGTCAGCTCGATGCCCTGGCGGTGGTCGAGTGAGCGGCGATCTTCGGATCGGGTCGCTGTGCAGCGGCTACGGCGGGCTCGACATGGGCGTGCAGCGGGTGCTCGGCGGCTCGGTGGCCTGGCACTCGGACATCGACCCCGGGGCGCAGCGCATCCTCGCCCACCACTGGCCCGACACCCCCAACATCGGCGACCTGACGGCCGTCGACTGGGCGGCGGTCGAGCCGATCGACCTTCTCACGGGTGGCTATCCCTGCCAGCCGTTCAGCACGGCGGGACGCCGGAGAGGAACCACGGATGACCGGCACATCTGGCCGTACATCGCCCACGCCCTTGGGGTACTACGACCCCGATTCGCACTGTTTGAGAACGTGGGCGGACACCTTTCCCTGGGATTCGACACCGTCCTCGCCGACCTTGCCCGCCTCGGGTGGGATGCGGAGTGGGTGTGTGTACGCGCGTCCGATGTCGGCGCGGCCCACCAGCGCCGCCGGCTGTTCATCCTGGCGTGGCCTGCTGCCGACGCCGACGGCGACGTTCGTGCAGGACGTGATCACGCCCGAGCGGTGGCTCGCCCGGCGGGCCAGGATGCGTGCGCGGCACGGGGGTTCGAGCGACATGGGGTTGCCGCTCGGTCTGGCGGTGCGGCTGCTGCCGACGCCCACGGCGACGGAGGCGAGCGGGCCCGGACACACGTCGCAGGGCGGCCTCAACCTGCGGACCATGGTCAGCCTGCTACCGACCCCGAGGGCCAGCGACGGGAGCAAGGGGAGCCCGAACCAGCACGGCAGCAAGGGGGATCTGACTCTCGCGTCGGCGGCGTACCGGATTGGGGCGCCTACAGCGCGGCGGTCGCGGCGTGGGAGAGCCTCACACGTCCCGCACCCCGACCAACTGACGATCGAGGACGCCTGAGCCCGGCGTTCGTCGAGTGGCTCATGGGTCTTCCCGAGCACCACGTGACCGGTGTTCCCGATCTCAGCCGGGCCGCCCAGTTGCACGCGCTCGGCAACGGCGTGGTTCCCCAACAGGCCGCCCACGCACTGCGGTTGCTGCTCGACCGCGCTGCGCCCGCGCTCCCGCCCGGCTGACCGGGCCGATGCCCAGCACTCTCCTGATTCTCTCAACTTCCGCTAGGAGCACGACAGATGAGCCACTCGGCCCGCGATTGGGTCTGGGAGCGGTCTCGCACGCGCGGCACCGCCCGGCTGGTGCTGCTCTCGCTGGCCGACCACGTCACCGGCCCCGAGTGCCTGGCCTACGGCAGCACCCGTTCGCTGGCCGGGCGCACCGGGGCGGGCGAGCGCACCGTCGTGACGGCCGTCGACCGGGCCGTCGCGCTCGGCGAGCTTGAGGTCGTCGCGGGGCGGCGCGGGCCGCGCGGCGAACGCGTCTACCGCCTGCCGCACGCGGTCGGTTGGGTGCCCGGCGCCGCCGGCCAGGCCGAGCCCGACAGCCCCGAGCAGCCCGGTGAGGGGTGCGGAAACGGCACCGGTGGGGGTGCGGAAACGGCAGGGCAGGGGTGCGAAAACGGCATGAGCGGGGGTGCCGAAACTGCACCCGGCGCGAGCGGCGCGTGCAAAAGCTGCACCCCCGGGGGTGCAGAAACGGCAGGTCGGGGGTGCGAAAACTGCATGGGTGGGGGTGCAGTTTCAGCACCCCAGAACCTGAGTGAACAGAAAGGAACGGTAGAGGAACAGGAGCAGCGCGCGGGCGCGCGCGAAGCCTCCGCCTCCGCTGCTGCCCGCTTCGCTCTGCCCGTCGGCTGGGAGCCCGACGACGCGCTGATCGGCTGGGCCGCCGTGACCGGCCACCTGCAACGCCTCGGCGTCGAGGGCATCGACCGGGCCACCGCCAAGTGGCTGACCCACCGGGCCGCCGCTCCGGCCCGGACGGCCGAGCAGTGGCGGGCCGACTGGCGGCAGTGGATCGCCCGTGAGCGCACCGGCCCACAGCTTCGGGCCGTGCCCGACGGCGCGAGCACCGGCACCGGCACCCGGGCCGGGCGCAACGCCCAGCTGTTGCAGGCCGCACTCGCCGAACTCAACGCCCAAGGGGGGCAAGCCTGATGACTCCGAACGAGGTCGCCGCACTGCTGGCCTACGTCGCCGAGCTGGACCCGCGCACCGCCAACAGCAACCAGGACGAAGCCGCCGAGCAACTGCGCCGGTGGGTCGACCTGTTGCGCGATGTCCCGGCCACAGCGCCGGACGGCTGGGACGCCGCCGCCGTGGTGCGCCGGCACGTGACCGAGTCGCCGTACCGGATCCTGGCCGTCGATGTCACCCGCCCGTGGGCCGCGCACCGCCGCTCGCTGCTGGCCCGGCACACCGACCCGACCCCGCCGGTGGACCCCGACGACGTGGCCGCCTGGCAGGCCGCGATCCGGGCGCAGCGCGACGCGGTCGCCACCGGCCGGGCCGCGCCGAGCGCCTCCCGCGAACTGACCAGCGGCGCCCCGCACCCGGCCGTCGCCGCCCGGATCGCCTCGGCGGGCAGCCCGCTCCCGGCCGGGGCCGCCGAGGCGCTGCGGCCCTACCGCCCGGCGAAGGTCGCCCGGGAGACCGCCGCCGTCGAGGGCCGGGGCGACGAGCTGTCCGTCGCCTGCCCCTGGTGCCGCGCCCCGGTCGGCGAGCAGTGCCGGCGCCGCACCAACCGCGGACCCGACCGCGCTGGCACCTGGCACCGCCGAGCCACCGTCCACCCCAGCCGCCGAGACGCCGTCCGGCCCACCCGCAAGGAGAGTGCCGCATGACCCGCCACCGTCGCCGCGCCCGCACCAACAGCACCCACAACCAGACCGCCTACCGGCTCACCGCCGCGTGGCCGTCCACCACCCGGCCGACCCTGTTCCAGACCACCGACCGGCGCCGCCTCGACAAGGTCGCCCGCCAGCTCGCCGGAGCCGGCGCCACGGTCGACATCGAGGAGCACACCGGCCACGGCGCGTGGACCGCGCTCCGCCGGTTGGAGCCGACCCGGGCGCAGCGCCCGCGCACCACGGCCACCCGGCCGCACGCCGGCAGCGCCGAGGAGCACCTCGACGGGGTCGAGCGACTGATGAGCCGCCCGCCGATCCCGCGCGACGGCGGCAAGCCGACCGCGCGCACCGTCGCCCACGGCCGGGGGATCCGATGAGCGCCCCGGACCGCGCCGATGTCACCGTGCTGCTGCACCTGGTCGAGCGGGCCGAGCGCGGCGCCCTGCTGCCGGGTGAGGCCGTGATCCTGCGCGAGGGGATCCGCGACCTGGCCGTCTACCGGGAGTGGTGCGGCGAGTGGAGCCGGATCGTGGACGACGGCCGACGCTACTTGCACGTGATGCGCCGGGCGCTTCGCCGCGCGGTCGCCAGGGCGCAGCGCGGCCGGCAGGCCGAACTCGAGGTCGCCCGACTGCGCGCCGCCACCGCCAACACGGCCGAGCCGGACGGGCAGGCGTACGAGGCGTTGCTCGCGGCCCAGTTGCTCGACGGTTTCGCGCTCGCCCGCGCCGCCCGCCGCCTCGAACCCGTCACGCGACGGTCGGCGGCCCCCTGACCGGCCTGGGCGCCCCCGTAGGCCGCAGAGGGGCGCCCAGGCTCACCAACCCGTTCCACCCGCACCAGACCGGAGAGAGCGCACCGTGTACCAGCCCGCCGACATCCACCGAGCCGCCGATCAGCTGCGCACCGTCCGCACCGAGTGGGCCGCGCTGTTGATCGCCGTTGAGACCCCGCCCGCCGCTGCCTGGCCGCCGGCGCAGCTCTCCACCCACCTCGCCCAGCAGCAGGCCGCCGAGGCCGACCTGCTCGTCGCCGACCGGGCCCCGCTGACGCTGCGCCAGCACCCGGCGCCGGCCAACCTGACCGCGCTCGACGCCGCCGTGCGCGTCGAGGGGCTGCTGTTCGACCTGGCCGACACCCTCGCCGCCGCCGCGCAGCGCCCGATCGGCCGCCGCCTGGTGTCGAGTGTCGGGCGGCCGGAGGTGTGGGCCGACGACGAGGCCGACGCCGCCGACCCTCGCCGCTGGCGCTTCCGCAGCCCGACCGACCCGGGATCCCGCCGCCACGGTCTGCACTTCGCCGCCCTGTGGGTCGAGGGCCGTCTCCTTGATGAGGACACCGAGCCCGAGCGGCACCTCGACGGCAGCGAAGCACCGGCCTTGTTCGCGCGGCTGCCCGAGCACCTGCGGCACGAGACGATCCGCGTCGCGCGGCAGTGCGAGCGCCTGGTGCTGCGGGTGCTGGAGTTGGACGAGCGCGAGACCCCGGTCGAGGGGCGGCCGTGCCCGTGGTGCGGCGGTGCACTGACCCTGCACACCGCCGCCGACCAGGCGCCCCGGGTCACCTGCGACGGTGGCAGCGGCTGCTCGGCCGCGGTACCGCTGGACAACCGCGGACGCCGGGTCTGGGGCGCGGTCGACCTGCTCACGCTGATCGAAGCTCTCAACGAAGCGGTGGCCGTCCGGGCCGCCTGACAGCCCGGCCGCGCCGGCGGACAATCGGACGTGTCGGGGGCACCACCTACGCTTCCACCGTGGCAGCGGACGACCGGGCCGTGCAGCACCCCCGTACCGAACCAGGAAGGCGCCACCGTGACCGAGAGCACCGAGCAGCCCGTCGCCGTCTACACGAAGCGGCCCGCCGGCTCACCGAGGCTCGTGACCGAGCCGGCGCAGCGCGGCGCGAGCCAGAGACTGGCCGAGCAGATGCTCACCCTGATGGTCGAGCACGACCACCAGCGGGCCGAGGACATGCTGCGAACCGTCAAGGACGGGGCGGCGGCCGGCCGGTACGCCGAGTGGCACCTCGACGCGGCGATCGTCGAGGCGCACCAGGAAAACGGGCTGCCCGTCGAGGACATCGCCGCCGCGCTGGACCTCTCCGAGGACCACGTGCAGGACGTGCTCGACCAAGCCGAAGGACAGGACGACGAAGGCACTTGCGCCGTGACCCAATCGTGATCTAAAGTTCGAAGCGCTTCCGGCGTGCCCGGATTCCACGAACTTCCGGCCCGTCACCAACTCCCTGGTGGCGGGCCGTTCGCATGCCCGGGGCCAGCCCCGGGGAGTACGACCACCGGGGGGTGAGATGCGGCGACCACGCCCCTGCCTGATGTGCAGCAGGCTCACCCGCAACCCGAGCCGGTGCAACGACCACCAGGCCGAATGGCAGGCCCGACAGGACCAGCTCCGGGGCAGTGCCTCGAAGCGCGGTTACGGCTCGGCCTACCGCCGCACCGCCGCCGCCGTGGTGGCCAAGCACCGCGCCCAGTACGGCGACTGGTGCCCCGGCTGGGGAGTCGCGGCCCACGCCTCCGCCGACCTGACCGCCGACCACGTGGTGCCGAAGTCCGCCGGCGGCACCGACGAGGCCGCCAACCTGTCGACGCTCTGCCGATCCTGCAACGCGCGCAAGCACAACCGGTGACCCCACACAGGCTGTTGTCACACTGAGTGAGTGAGACCCCCGTCGTGGCCGCATACCGGGGGGTGGGTAGAAGTCGCGGGCATGATCATCCCCGGACCCGGCCCCGTGGGCGAAAGTTTTTCGTACGGGTTCACCGGCGTTTTTTCGGCCCGGGTGACCGGCTGACCGCACCGCGTAGCCGGTCGCCGTGAGTGACCGGGGGTGGTGGTCGCATGCCCGGACCACTCCCCAAGCCGGCCGAGGAGAGGCAGCGCCGCAACGCCCGCGACCTGGGCGCCGTGGTCGCGCCGACCGGCGACGTACCGGCGGCCCCCAGTGAGCTGGGCGCCGAGGCGGTCGCGGCGTGGTCGGACTACTGGGGCGACGTGGTCGCCGGCGTGGTCCGCCCGGCCGACACCTCGCTCGCCGTGCGGTGGGCCCGCAACCTCGACCGGTATCACCGGATCCTCGAACTGGCCGACGCCGAGCCGGTCACCATCGGCTCGACCGGCCAGCCCAAGGCGAACCCGCTGTACGACCTCGCGTACAAGATCGAGGCCAGCGTGCGGGCCGACGAGGCGCAGCTCGGGATCGGCCCGCTGGCCCGGCTGCGGCTCGGGGTGAAGCTCGCCGAGGCGCAGACCTCCCTCGCAGACCTGGCCGCCGACATCGACGCCGAGGGGGTGAGCGCCGATGACGACCCGCGCTCACTCCTCGGCCTATGAGGTACTGCCGTGGCCGGACTCCGTCCCGGTGCCGCTGTCCGCCCCGCCGCTCACCACGGCGCCGAGCGACGGCCCCAAGGTCATCAGGTGGATCGAGCGCCACTGCCGCTACGGGGAAGGCGACAAGTTCGGGCAGCCGGTCAAGCTTGAGCTGTTCCAAAAGCTCTTCCTGATCATGCTGTTCGAGCTGCGCCCGGACGGCACCCGCCGCTACCGCCGGGCCCTGCTCGAAGTGCCCAAGGGCAACGGCAAGACCCCGATTGCCAGTTGGGTTGCCGCCTACCTGTTGGCGACACAGCGGTCGGCCGTCATCCCCGTGGCAGCCGCCTCCTACGACCAGGCCGAGATCCTGTTCGGCGACCTGCGGACCTCGATCGACGAATCACCCACCCTGGCAAGGCTGTTCCACACCTTCGAGGGCGAGGTGCAGGTCGCCGGCGGCCCCGGCCGGGCCTACAAGGTGGCGGCCGTCGCCGGAACGAACGACGGCCAACGGCCCTCGGCGTTCTTCGCCGACGAGATCCACGAATGGACCGGCAACAAGGGCCGCGTGCACCTGGTGATCGCCAACGGAGCGGCGAAGCGCGCCGGTTCGCTGGTCGTCAACACGACCACCCCCGGGGCCGACCTCGACAGCTTCGCCGGCAAGCTCCACGAGTACGGGCTCAAGGTCAACAGCGGTGAGATCGACGACCCCGAGTTCCTGTGCGTGATCTGGGGCTGCCCGGAAGACCGTTACGACCTCACCGACCCCGACAGCCCCGGCTTTCAGGACCGGCTGCACCAGGCGATCCGCGACGCCAACCCGGCCGCCGACCGCTTCCTGAGTGTGCCGGACGTGGCGTCGCGCTTCTACCAGATCGCCCGTCACGAGTGGGTGCGCTATCACCTGGGGATGTGGACGACGGTCGCCGAGCGGTGGCTGCCGGCCGGTGCCTGGGAAGCCTGCGAGCGCCCCGGCCCGGTGCCCGACGGCACCGAGGTCTGCCTCGGGTTCGACGGGTCGTACAACGGCGACAGCACCGCGCTGGTGGTCGTCTCCTGCCCGACCGACGAGGGTGAACTGCCGCACGTCGATGTCGTCGCCGCGTGGGAGCGCCCCGAGTCGCTGGTCGGCGAGTGGCGAGTGCCGATCCTCGAAGTAGAGGACGCGATCCGGGCCGCGTGCCGGACGTGGACCGTCCGGGAGATCGTCTGTGACCCCTACCGGTGGGCCCGCACCTACCAGGTACTCGAAGACGAGGGCCTGCCCATCGTCGAGTTCCCCCAGTCGCCCTCTCGCATGGCGCCGGCCACCGCACGGTTCTACGAGGCCACCACCAACGCCCAGTTGACCCACTCCGGGCACCCCGCGCTCGCCCGCCACCTGGCCAACTGCGCGATCAAGGTCGACGCCCGCGGCAGCAGGCTGGCCAAGGAGCACCGCCACTCCACCCGGCGCATCGACCTCGCGGTCGCCGCCGTCATGGCGCTGGAACGCGCCTGCCAGACCCCCGAAATCCAGCCCGCCCCGCAGTTCTGGAGCTGGGCCGACCTGTGAGCCGAGGGGGTGGTGCACCGTGCGACCCCGCCTGACCCGCCAACAGCTCTCCGACCTGCTCGACGTGGCCGGCCTGGCCGTCCTCGACGCCGCCGCCTGGTGCTGGTGCCCGATCGCCGGGCTGGTCGTGCTCGGCGCCGCCCTGCTGCTGGCCGGGTGGGTGATCGACCGGTGAGCCTGCTCCGCCGCGCCGCCCGCACCCGCCCCGAACGGCGCTTCTACGCCCCGCAGTCCTCGGCCGGCGACCCGTGGGCCATCCCGTCCAACGGCTCGTTGGCCGCCTTCACGCCGAGCGGCGTCCCGGTCACCGAGGACACCGCCATGAGCCTGCTCGCGGTCGCCGCGTGCGTGCGGATCCTCTCGACCAAGATCGCAGGGCTACCGTTCGACGCGATCCGGATGCGCGGGCCGCTGCGCGAGACCATCGACCCGGGCCCGATCATCGTCAGCGATCCATTCGGCGGCGCCAACAACGTGGCCTACCCTTCCCGCCGGGTCGGCTTCGGTCAGCTCATGGTGTCTCTGCTGCTCCGCGGCAACGCCTACTGCCTGGTGCTGGCCCGCGACGCGCTCGGCCGCCCGACCCGCTTGCAGGTGCTGCACCCCGACCGGGTGCGCTGCGGCTGGGATCCGAAGGGATCCGGGCAGCGCGTCTACCAGGTCAACCGCAAGACGGTGCCCACCGAGGACATCGTGCACCTGATGGGCATGTCCCACCCCGAGGCCGCCACCGGCATGAGCCTGATCGCCTACGCCCGCAACGCGATCTCCCTCGGCCTCGCCGCCGAAGAGTTCGGGGGCCGGTTCTTCGGCAACGGCGCTCACATGTCCGGCATTCTCGAAGTGCCGGGCGACCTCGACAAGGAACGCGCCCGCGCCCTCAAGGAATCGTTCACCGCCTCGCACGCCGGGCTACAGAACGCCCACGCGATCGGTGTTCTGTCCGGCGGCGCCCAGTTCAAGCCCATCTCGGTCAGCCCCGAGGACGCCCAGTTCCTCGGCACCCGGGCCGCCCAGAACTTGGACATCGCCATGTTGTTCGGGGTGCCTCCGCACATGCTCGGCCAGGTCGACCGAACTACGTCGTGGGGTACGGGAATTGAGCAGCAGAGCCTCGGATTCCTGCGGTACACCCTCGAAGCGTGGACGGGCCTGTTCGAGGACGCATGGTCGGCGATGCTTCCCCGCCCGCACGTGGCGATGTTCGACCTCGACGCGCTGCTCAGGACCGACACCGCCGGGCGTTTCGCCGTGTACACCCAGGCCAGGACGGCCGGGATCATGACGCAGGACGAGATCCGGGCCCGCGAGAACCTGCCCCCGCTGCCCGACGGCAAGGGTGCCGACATCAACGCGCCGCTGAATTCCTCGGCGTCCCCGAAAGCCGACGGCGCCGACCCGGGCGCCGCTACGGCGAAATCCGACGCTGCGTCAGGAATGGAGCCGTGATGGATCTCAGCGCCCGCAACACCGCCCCGTGCGCGATCGAGCGCCGGTCGATGCCGTTCCGCGGAGTCGAGCTGCGCTCGAAGCCGAATGGGACCGGCGGCGAAACCCTCCGGTTCGAGGGGTACGCGTGCGTCACCGAGACCGGGTACGAAATGCAGGACTGGCTCGGCGAGTTCACCGAAGTCGTGCGGGCCGGTGCGTTCACCCGCACCCTGGCAGACAATGCGGACGTGCCGTTCCTGCTCAACCACTCCGGAATGACTTTGGCCCGCACCAAGTCGGGCACGCTGCGGCTGGCGGAGGACTCGACCGGCCTGCACACCGACGCCGACCTCGACCCGGCCAACCCGGACGTGCAGGCGCTGCGCTCGGCGATGTCGAGGGGTGACCTCGACGAGATGAGCTTTGCTTTCTGGGTCCGCTCGCAGCAGTGGTCACCGGACTACTCGCAGCGCGATATCCTCGACGTGGACCTCAACCGCGGCGACGTGTCACTCGTCAACTACGGTGCTAATCCTGCGACTTCGGCGCAGATGAACGCCCGCGACGCCGAGTTCGTGCAGCGGCTGACCGCCGACCAGCGGCGCGAGCTGTTCGACCGCCTCGCGGTCGAGTTCGCCCCCGCGCCGCCGGCCGCACCGGCCGGGCTGCGGCTGTGGCAGGCCCAGGCTGCCGCCCTCGGCCTCTGAGTCACTCTCCCCATCGACCGTCCCGACGGCCACCCGGCCGCCGGGCGCTTCCGCCTGCGCCGGCGCGGTCGACGCGCGGCCAGGCGATCCACCAACTCACCCAGGAGGAGCGCCAGTTGTCCGCGCTTATCACTTCCCTCATCGAGCGGCGCGGCCAGATCAAGGCCGACCTTGACGCGCTGCTCGCCACCCCTACCGCCGAGGCCCGCGACCTGACCCAGGCCGAGGCCGAGACCTTCAACACGACGGTGGCCGAGATCCGAGGTCTCGACGAGCGGATCGACGAGCTGACCGAGCAGGCCGAGCGCGACCGCAAGGCCACCGAGACGGCCCGGAAGTTCGCCGCCGCCGCCGAGCACCGCAGCCCCGCCGACCTGCGCGTCGTCGAGCCGCAGGTGTACCGCTCCGGCGCCGGCGGCACGTCGTACTTCAAGGACCTGTTCCTCGCCACCCGCAAGGGCGACGTGGGCGCGGCCGACCGGCTGCGCCGCAACGACAGGATGGCCGCCGAGATCCGCGCCGTCTCCACCACCAACGGTCAGGGTGGCGAGTTCGTCCCGCCGGTCTGGCTCGAAGAGAGCTTCGTGCGCATCGTGCGCCCTGGCCGGGTGACCGCCAACCTGTGCGTCAAGGGCGAGATCCCGGCCGGCACCGACAGCCTGACCATTCCCAAGATGGTCACCGGTACGGTCGTGGCGCCCCAGGTGGCCCAGAACACGGGGGTCCAGCAGACCGACATCACCACGACCAGCATCGCGGCCTCGGTCAACACGGTGGCCGGCGGTCAGACGATCTCAATGCAGCTCGTCGAGCAGAGCCCGTTGAACATCGACGACCTGATCCTCGAAGACCTGGCGAACGACTACGCGCAGAAGCTGGACGCGGGACAGGTGCTCGGCGGGACCGGCACCGGCGGCACCGCCATGGGCCTGCTCAACCTGGCCGGCACCATCCCGGTCACGTGGACCCAGGCCACCCCGGCGCTCGGCGGCGCGGGCGGCCTCTACTCCAAGGTCGCCAACGCCATTCAGCTGATCACCTCGACCCGGTTCCAGACCCCGACCGCGATCGTGATGCACCCCCGGCGCTGGTGGTGGGCGGTGTCCCAGTCCGACGCCCAGGGCCGCCCGCTGGTGGTCCCCAACGCCGGACACCCGATCAACAACATGGGCACGCTCGACAGCCTCGACGCCGAGGGCCCCGTCGGGTCGATGCTCGCGCTGCCGGTCTACGTGGACGCCAACATGCCCACCAACCTCGGCGCCGGCAACAACCAGGACGCGATCCTCGTCGGCCGCTTCCGGGACTTCTACCTGTGGGAGGGCGACATCCGCGCAGAAACGTTCCAGCAGACCTACGCCCAGAACCTGAGCCTGTTCGTGCGGCTCTACAACTACGTCGCGTTCCAGGGCGCCCGGTACCTCTCCGCGACGGCGCTCATCACCGGCACCGGCGCCGTGAACCCGACGTTCTGACCCATCCCCACACCCCGGGCCCGGCCGCCTCCCCGGCGGCCGGGCCCGACCCAACTCCCGGAAGGTGCATCACCGTTGAACCCGATCAACTACGCCAAGGGGCTGCTCGACGAGTTCGAGGGCGCGCTGCGCACCGGCTCGACCAAGCTCGCCGCCGAGATCAAGGCCGAGCTTGAGAAGATCGCCCCGCACGCCCGCCGGGCCATCGCCGACCTGCACGGCGTCGTCGAGGACAAGATCGTCAAGCTGCCCGACGGCACCGAGGCCGAGAACAAGCTCGTGACCGACATCAAGGCCGTCGGTGTCCGACTCGACGAGGTACTCGCCCCGAAGACCACCAAGGCGGCGACGAAGAACCCGACCGGCTTCACCCCGCCGACCGGCCCGGCCGACACCCCGCCTGCGGCGTAGTCGCGGTGGCCCGCTCGGACCCGCTCCGCCACCACCTGCGCCGGGTCCGCTCCCAACACCGGGCCCGCCGCCCGCACACCGGGCACCGCTCCCACGTCGGCAGCACCCACCGCCGCCGCGCCGGCGCCCACGGCCACCACCACAAGGCCGCCCACCACCACCGGCGCCACCACCCGCGCGGCCCGCGCGCCCACCACCTCAAGCACCACGCCAAGGGCAAGCACCTGCGCCACGCGCACCGGGTCCGGCACGCCGGCCGCCACCGGCACCGCACCCACGTGCAGCACCGGCGCCACCAGCGCCGCGAGCACCGCCACGCCGCCCACCTGCACCGCAAGCGCCGAACTGCCGCCCACCGCCGGACCCTGCACCACCACCGCCTACAGGCCGCCCACCAGCGCCACCGGCGCCGCCGCCACATGGCCCGCCACCAGGCGGCCCACCACCGCCGGCACGCCGCCGCCCACCACCGCGGCGCCCACCACCAGCACCGGCGCGGCCAGGCCCACCGGAGCAACCGCCGCTACCGGTAGAGGAGGTGAGCCGCCGTGGCGCCGCTGATCTACTTCACCGGGCAGGACGTGGCCCTGTCGGTGACCGTCCTCGACGACACCGGCACCCCGGCCTACGGGTCGCCGACCGTCCTCACCGTCACCGCCCCCGACGGCACCGTGACCACGCCCCCGACCGTCTCGACCGGCGTCGGCACCTACACCGCGATCGTTCCCGCCGTCGCCCACCCGGGCGTCTGGGTCTACCGCTGGACCGCCACCAACCTGGGCGTGGCGTTCGCCAGCGAGGGCCAGTTTCAGGTGCGGCCGATGTCGATCGAGCAGATCGTCGACATAGCCAGCGTCCGCGCACACCTCAACATCCCCCAGAACACGACCAGTTCGGACGACGAGCTACAGGGGTTCATCCTCGCGGCCGGGGAGTTGGCGAGGGATGTCTGCGGCCCGTTCCTGCCCGAGCAGCACGTGCAGTGGCTGGACGGCGGCGGCCCCACCCTCGAACTCGACTGGCTGCCCCTGGCGAGCATCCAGTCGGTCACCGAGTACTACGGGCAGGCGGCGTTCCCCATTACCGAGCAGCCCCTCGGCAGCCAGACGAACGCGTTCGCCTTCACCGCCGACTACGCCACCGGCACGCTGGTCCGCCGCACGTTCGGCGGGCAGGCCGCGCTCTGGGCCGTCGGCACGAAGAACATCAAGGTGGTCTACACCGCCGGACGGGCCGGGCAGGTCCCCTACACCGTCAGGCTCGGCGCGCTTGAGCTGATCCGCCACCTGTGGCAGCTGTCCCAGCAGGGCGGCCGGCCCCGATGGGGCGGCGCCGCGGACGGCGGCGACACGCACGTGCCGATCGGGTTCGCCATGCCCGACCGGGTCCTCGAACTCTGGGGCCCCTACCGCCGCCCGCCCGGGATCGCCTGATGACGACCCCGCTCGGCGCCATCCCGGCAAGCTCGATCACGGCCGCCCGCGCGTGGATCCTCGCCCGCCTGCAAGCCGTCCTCACACCAGACCCCGCCTCGCCGTCGAGCGAGCTGCTGGTGTGCGACGGCGGCCCCGGCCCCTACCAGCCCGACGACATCGTGAGCCTGGGCGACACCCACCAGACCTACGCCCCCGAGTCCGGCGTCGGATCCGGCGGCGCCGGGTGGCTGCGCGAGGACTACCAGCTGCACATCACGGTCGACGTGTACCGGGGCGGCGACAACCCCGACGCCACCTTCGCCCGCGCTCGGACGCTCGCCGACCTGGTCGTCGCCGTCGTGCGCTCCGACCCCTCCCTCGGCGGCGCGGTCGACCGCGCCCGCCCCGCCACCGCCGCGCACTCGACCGGATGGGACGAGGCGCACAGCGGCCGGCACGTCGAGATCGACCTCACGGTCGACTGCCTCAAGACCATCTAGGACGCCTCCCTTGCCTGCCTTCCTCTACACCGGCCCCGACGACGGCCGGTACTACCCCACGCTCGGCATCACCCCGACCCCGGGCCAGACCTACGAGCTGGCCGCCGACCCCGGCGACGGCGCATGGACCCCCGCCCCGTCCCCGCCGGCCACCCGCGCACGGGCCGCCACCACCACGACCGCCACCGCCGACCCGGCGGCCGAGCCCGAGGAGGTGACCGCCAGTGCCTAAGCCAACTCACCTGGCAGCGTTGGGAGTTGCGACCGAGGCCCCGGCCACGCCGGGCACCCCGGCCCCGCCGACCATGTGGGTGCCGTGGAAGACCTGCACCCCCAAGGACATCGTCAACGTCTCCGAGGACAAGGGCATCCGGGGCGCCCCGGTCGAGACCTTCGGCATCGTGCAGGGACAGAAGGGATCCACGCTCGACCTGGGCGGCGACCTCTTCGCCGACTCCTTCGGGCACGTGCTCGCCGGTCTGCTCGGCGACGTGGTCACCACGGGCGCCGCCGCGCCGTTCGCGCACGTCTTCTCGGTGCTGTGCACCGGCGACACCCAGGGCGTCAGCAAGACATGGACGATCGTCGACCCCAACCTCGGCGCCTGGCAGTACCCGGGCATCCGCTGGAACGAGATCACGATCAAGTGGAACGCGGACGGATTGGTGGAGTGGAGCGCCAAGGGGGACGGGTGGGCGTTCGTCACGCTCGCCTCGCCGCCCGCTCCGGCGCAGGGCGCCCTCAAGCCGTTCGCCAACTGGCCTGTGATCACCAAGCTCGCCGGTGTCCAAATCGGCGTACTCGAAGGCGAGTTGAGCATCAAGCGCAAGCTTGACGTGATCCGCGCGGCCAACGGCACCCAGAACCCGGTGTCGGTGTGGGGCGGCGACATCGGCGTCGAGGGCAAGCTGACCACGATCATGGAGGACTCGACGCAGCGCGCCGTCTACCAGGCGTCCACGGTGCAGAGCCTCGACGTGTCGTTCTCCCAGGGCGCCGGCGCCACCGCCAACGGCCTGGCCCTGCGGTGCAGCCAGATCTACTACCCCGAGGCCACCCCGAGCCCGTCCAAGGACTACTGGGAACTCCCCATCAGCTACAAGGCAATCGCCAACGCCGCAGACGCCGGCGCGTCCGGCGGCTACTCCCCGATCAAGGCGACGCTGACCAACGCGCTGCCGAGCGGCACCTACAAGTAGGAGAGACACAGTGAAGCGCGTCAACCTCACATCACAGGCCGGGAGTTGGGTCGATCTGCGGGAGCCGTCGGAGGTTCCCGAGCGGCTGCGGCGCCCGGCCCGGCGCTTGCAGCTGAGCCTCGCCGCCAACCCCGCGTTCGCCTCGGTGATCAAGGACGCCTCGGCCGGCGGCGCCCCGCGTTCGGTCGAGGACATCGACGAGAACGAGGCGCTCGCCATGGCCCAGCAGATGGGTACCGAGGCGTTCGACGCCATGGATCAGCTCAACGACCTGTCGGTCGTCGGCCGGGTCATGGGCTGGAGCTTCGACGCCCCGGTGACCACCGAGGCGTTGCAGGACCTGCCCGGCGCCGTCTACGACGAGCTGCGGGCACTGTGCGCCGACGGCGCCCTCGACACCGGCCTCGACCTGCGCCCGACCCTCGACGAGGCAAGCCCTACCGCGCCCTCTACCGCCTCCGCGTAGCGATAGAGGGGAAGTTCACCTACACCGCCGACCAACTGCCCATGGAGCAGTACCGCGACTGGCGGCTGTGCCAACTCGTCGGCCCGCCCCACACCTGGGAAGACCTCCCGGCCGAGCGCCTCGACTGGCTGCTCGCGGTCGACGACGCGGTCGCCCAGGCCCGGCACAACGTGCAGCAGGACGGGGGCAGCGATGGGTGACGAGGACAGCCTCGGCAGCCGGGTGAGCGGCGTCCGCGAGATCGGCGAAGCCCTGACCCGGATGGAACGCCGAGTAGACGCCGCCACGATCAAGGCACTCAAGGCCAGTCAGCGGGTGACCCGGACCGCGATCAAGGGCCGGATGCGCGGCCGGCCCCGGTGGGGCCACCGGGGCGCCTCGGCCCGCACCGGCGCGAACGTCACCGTCGACCGGACGCAGGGGCGGATCACTCGCGCGGGCGGCCCTGGCAAGCTGTCGGGCGCGCTGCTCGCCTCGATCCGGTCCTCGAAGCAGCCCCGCCGCAAGGGCGACGCCCTGTCCGCCGCCGTGATGTCCGGCGGCGCCGGCGGCCCGCAGAACCTCTACAAGAAGCACGTGGAAGCCCGGTTCCCGTACTTCAAGACCGGCGCCGAGGCGGCAGAGAAGAAGCTTCCGAAGATCTGGGAAGACCTCTGGCGCGACGCCGTGCACGGCCCCGACAGCAGCTAGACAGCGGTCGGGAGGTGAACCCAAATGGGCTCCCTCCCACCGGTGTTCATCGAATTTCTCGGCAAGGCGACCGGCCTCTCGGCCACCGCCGCAGCGGTCAAGGCCGAGCTTGCCGAGGTCAAGGCCGAGGGCGGCGGCAACCTCGCCGGACTCGGCGCCGTCGGCACGGCCGCGCTCGCCGGAATCGGCGCGGCGGCGGCCGGCGCCGCCGTCCACGCCGTCCACATGGCGGCCGACTACGAGACCGCCCTCACCCGGGTTCGTACCGGCGCCGGTGAGGCGGCCGGGAACATGCAGCTCGTCTCCAACGGCGTGTTGCAGATGGCCGGCCAGGTCGGCCAGAGCACCGAGCAACTCACCAGCGGTCTCTACACCGTCGAGTCGGCCTCGTTCCACGGGGCCGACGCGTTGACGGTGCTGCGCAACGCGGCGATGGGCGCCAAGGTCGGTGCGGCGGACTTGAGCACCGTCACCGACGCGGTCACCACCGCGTTGAATGCTTACAAGCTGGGCGCGAGCGACTCGGCGGCGGTCACGAACAGCTTGATCGCCACCGAAGCCGAGGGCAAGACCAACTTGGAAGCCCTGGCGGCCAGCATGGCCAACGTGCTGCCGGCGGCCTCGGCCGCGCACGTCGGGCTGCAAGAAGTCCTCGGCGCCATGGCCACCATGACGGCGCAGGGCACCCCGGCCGCCGTCGCGGCGACCTACCTGCGCCAGACGATCGGCGCCCTGTCCAACCCGAGCGGCAAGGCTGCGCAGGAAATGCAGTCGCTCGGCCTCAAGGCGATCGACGTTTCCCAGAACCTCGGGAAAAAGGGCCTGGCGTCCACGCTGGAAATGCTCACGGACGCCATCAAGTCCAAAATGGGGCCCGCCGGAACGGTCCTCGTCGAGCACCTGCAAAAGGCGGCGAAGAACAGCACCGACTTTCAGAAGGTGCTCGCGCAGCTTCCACCCGCGCAGCAGACCTATATCGGCGCGCTCGCCAATATGGTGGGCGGAACCAAGTCGATGCAGGCCGCCCTCGAATTGACGGGCAGCCACCTCGCGGATTTCAAGGCAAATACGGCCGGAATTGCCGAGCACGTCAAGGCCGGTGGAAATTCGATCGAGGGCTGGGCGGACGTACAGAAAACATTCAACCAGAGGTTGGCCGAGGCCAAGGCAGAGGCGGAGGCGCTCGGGATCAAGATCGGGCAGAAGCTCATGCCGGCGGTGTCCGCCGTGCTCGGCGGAGTGATGGCCACGGTCCAGTGGTTCCAGAAGCACCACGACGCAGCGATCATGGTCGGCGGCGCGCTCGCCGGCGTACTGGCGGTCGGGCTCTACATGGCGGCCACGGCCGCGTGGGCGTTCACGGCGGCCCTGCTCGCCAACCCGCTGACGTGGATCGTGCTCGCGGTCGCGGCGCTCGGCGCGGCGATAGCGTGGCTGGCCGTCCACTGGTCGAGCGTCTGGGCCGGGATCAAGAAAGTCGCGCAGGTGGTCGCCGCCCTGGTGGTCGGTGCCTTTGTTTTTTTGGCCGCAGAAACGTTTCGCCTCTGGCGGATGATCACGGGCGGAGTGTCGGCAGCCTGGCACGGGATCGCCTCTTTTTTCTCGGCGGCCTGGCATTTTGTCGCCGATCCGGCGGTCGCAGCCTGGCGGTGGATCGAAAACACCACGACGGCGATCTTCGGCCGGGTGACCGCTTTTTTTCGCAAATGGTGGCCGCTTCTGCTGGTGATCTTTGCCCCGCCGATCGCGCTTTTGCTGGCTATCTGGAATCACTGGCACAAACAGATCATCGGCACTGCGCTGGCAGTCTGGGGCGCCGTGTCCGGCTTTTTTGTGAAAACCTGGCAGGAAATCTGTTCGCTGGCCTCGGCCGGCTGGCGGATTTTTAAGCAGGTCGTGATCACGCCCACGCTCGAACTCTGGTCGTGGCTTTCCGGGCTCTGGACCGGGGCCGTTGACTGGCTGGCCGCCAAGTGGGCGCTCATCCACGCCGTGGCGCTGCTGGTCTGGCGGAAAATCCGCTCGGCTGTGATCGACCCGCTGCTCGACGCCTGGCACTCCGTCACCGACACAGCGGGCCGCATCGGCTCGGCGATCTCCGGGGCGTTCGGCCGAGCCAAGGACGAAGTCATGCACTACGTCCACGAGTTCGAGGACTTCGGCTCGAACATCGTCCAGGGGATCGTGCGTGGGATCTCGGGCGCCGCCCACTGGGTGACGGACAAGATCAAGGGGCTGGCGAACGATGCGCTGAAGTCGGCGAAGTCGTTCCTTGGCATCAACAGCCCCAGTCGCGTGATGGCCGACGAGGTCGGCCAGTGGATCCCGCACGGGATCGCGGCCGGTGTCGCCGAACACGCCCACGTTGCCGCCGGTGCCGTCGCCCGGCTGTCCGCCGGCCTCTCGGCGCAGACCGTCACCCCGAACCTGTCCCTCGCAGGCGCCAACTCCACTGCTGCTGCTGGCGGTTACGGCGGAAGTGCGTCGGCGGTCGAGGTGACGACGATCGTCCAACTCGACGGCGCCGAGCTGTTCCGTGCGGTGCAGCCGCACGCCCTGCGCAACGACCGAAGGAACCCCCGGGCCGGTCTCGTCTACGTGCGGGCCGCCCACTGACCAGAAGGAGGTGCCCACGGTGACCGCGCAACTCGGCGCCCTGGTCGACCAGTTCGCCGGGACCGCGCTCAACTCGGCGGTGTGGAACCAGTCGTCCGCCGGGGCCGTTGGGATCGACGCCCCGGGCCGCGCCTACGTGACCGTCTCGGCCGCCTACCCGGCGCTCGGCTCGGGCCCGTGGGACGGCACCGGGCAGGCCGTCTACGCCAAGGTGACCCCCGCCCCGGCCGGGGCGGGGGGCGCCGGCGTGCAGACCCTGTTCAAGGTCCAGCTCGACGGCAACAACTCGGCGTACCTGGTGGTCAGGCCCGGGGTGTCGTTTCAGGCGTTCGTCTACAACGCCGGGACGGCGAGCGCGGTCAACCTGCCCGCCTACGACCCGACCGCGCACGCCTGGTGGCGCATCCGGGAGACCGGCGGTTCCTTCGTGTTCGAGGCGGGGCCGGACGGCGCCGCCTGGTCGACGCTGGCCACGCTCGCCCACACCTGGCCCGTGACCGCCGTCTCGTTCTTCTACATCGCCGGGACGTTCGACGGCACGCTCGGCGGCGCCGCCTACCTTGAACACCTGAACACCCCGCTCGGCGCCGCCGGGACGCTGCCGGCGTGGCCGCGGATCAGCTTCGGCGTGGCGTTCAACGTCGGCGGCACCCAGTCCGGCACCCCGTACTGGACCGACCTCACCGCCCGACTGCGCGACAGCTGGACCGCCACCCAGGCCGGGCGGCAGTACGAACTCGACGCCGTGCAGTCCGGGACGGCGACGGTTACCCTCGACACCACCGACGGCGCGCTCGACCCGACCAACCCGGCCGGCCCGTACTACGGGATGATCCGGCCGTTCCGCCGGGCCCGGCTCGCCGCCACGTGGCCGCCGTCGCGCAACTGGCTACCGCAGGGGCTGGCGAACGGCACCTCGACCGCCGACACCCAGCTGACCGGCGGCAGCCGCACCGTCGCCACGGCCGCCCCCGCGCCCACCGGGCACACCCGGGCCGTCGCCTGGTCCTACCCGGTCTTCTCGGGCTCGGTCTCCTGCGGCCTCGGCGCGACCACGGCCGCGTTCACCTCCTGCGACCAGGACGCCGTGCCCGTCCTCGGCCAGCCCGGCCAGGCACCCGGCCAGCAGTGGACGTTCAGCGTCTACGCCTCGATCGCCACCGGGGGCCCGGCGGGGCTGCAACTGAGCGGGCGAATCAGCTGGTACCGGCAGGACGGCACCCGTATCACACCGAGCGACAGTGCCCCGGTGACGCTGCCCACCGCCCCGGGCTGGACCCGGATCACGGTGACCGCCGCCGCCCCGGCCGGCGCCGTCTGGGCCCGGGTCTCCCTGATCTCCCCGGCCACCACCGTGACCACCGTCGCGGGCACCGTCTACCTGACCGGCTGGCAGTTCGAGCAGTCCGCCACCGTCAGCCCGTGGACCGACCCGGGCGGCACCTTCGCGCTGTGGGGCGGCTACGTCGAGCGGTGGCGCCAGCGGTGGCCCAAGGGAGTGGCCTACGGCACCGTCGAGGTCGGGTGTGTCGACGCGCTCGCCGGAATCGCCCGCCTGACCCTGCAACCGAGCTTGCAGCAGACCCTCGCCGCGCTCGGCCCCAGCATGATGTACGCCTTCAACGAGCCGGCCGGCGCAACCCAGTTCGCCGACGCGACCGGCCGCCGCACCGCGCGGCTGCCGCTGGCTGCACCCTCCGGCGCGGGAAGCGCCACCATCACCAGCGGAACCACGGTGCAGGGCGCCGGATCGGTCGGCAACGCCGGCCCGGTGGTCACCATCACCAACCCCAACCCCGGGCAGATCGTCAGCCAAGCCGGGATGTACATCGGCCCGCCGCCGAGCGGACCGTTCGGGCCGCCCGCCACCGGCGGGTGGACGAGGATCATCTGCTTCCGCACCACGGTCACGCCGTCCAACCGGATGGCACTGTGGACGAGCTTCGCCCCCGGTGCGGCCGGCGGCACCGGCTCGAAGGCGTACATCGAGCTGTTCATCGACAGCTCGGGCCACTTCAACGCCGCCCTGTCCAACGCCGACGGCAGCGCGACCAGCTCGTTCGGGGTGTCCGACGTGTTCTGTCCCAACGGGGCATGGCACATCGGGATCGTCCAACTCAGCAGCGACGGCAAGACGTTCACCGTCGCGTGCGACAACTTCGGCTACCAGGACAGCACCACGGGCGATTTCCATCCGACCGGCTGCACCACCGAGTCGATCGGCGGCCTGGTCATCGGTTCCGCCTCGTACCTGCTGTACTCCGGCGACCTGGCATACGCGGTCGAGATCCCGTACGAGATCAACAACGACAGGGCATTCGACATCGGAGTCGGGTTCTCGCTCGGCTGGTCGGGCGACACCTCGACCCAGCGCGCGCAGCGGATCCTCACCATGGCCGGGTACCCCGGTCAGCTCGCCTCCCTCGACGGGGTCGAGGTGATGGGCCCGGCGAACCTGGCCGGGCAGAACGCGGGCGCCGCGTTGCAGGTGGTCGCCGATTCCGAGGCCGGGCAGGTGTACGCGGACCCGTCCGGCGTCGTCACGCTGGCCGGCCGCCGGTGGCGCTACCTGCAAGCCACCCCCGCGGTCGTCTTCGGCGACGGCCCCGGGGAAGTGCCGTACCTGGGCGACGTGTCGGTCGACCTCGACCCGGATCACGTCTACAACACGGTGCAGGTCACCAACCAGGTGGGCGCCGGGGCCGAGCAGCCGCCGGACACCTTCGCCTCGAACAGCGTCTCCGCCGGGGAGTACTTCCCGTCGAGCCTGGCCCGCACGATCAACGTGCAGGACCAGGGCGAGCCGCTGTACGCCGCCCAGTACCTGGCCGGGCAGTACGCCGAGCCGCAGCCGCGCGTGTCCCGCGTGACGGTCGACCCCAGCAGCAACCCCGGGCTGTGGCCGGCGCTGCTGGGCCTTAGCTTCGGCACCCGGGCCAGGCTTAACCGGCGGCCCAACGCCTCGCCGAACGCGATCCAACTCGACACCTACGTCGAGCAGTTGGAGTGGAAGGGCGACGACCAGGGGCAGCTGCAGCTCTCGTTGCAGCAGTCCGCCGCCGCCCCGTACTCGGGGTGGCTGATCGCCGCCGCGCTGCACACCACCCTCGCCGCCCCGGCCACGGCCGGCGCGTCCACCGTCACGCTGGCCGCGCTCACCGGCTCGGCCGCCAACTCGGCCGCCTCCGTGCTGCCGGGCGGCACCGTGCTGACCGTCGGGTACGGCACCGCCGGGGCCGAGACGGTGACCGTCGCCCCGGGCGGCGTGGCCACCACCACCCCTGGCTACACCAGCGTCGCCGTCACCCTGACCGCGCCGCTGGCCCGCAGCCACGTCGCGGGCGAAGCCGTCTGCCAGCCCCTGCCCGCCGGCGTAACGCTGCCCGGCACGGCCGCCTACCCGGCGAGCCTCGACCCGGCCGCCACCCTCACCGCCACCGGCGGACCCCGGGCCGCCTACTGAGAGGAGGACCGCCCTTGACCGGCCTCCCGGTCACCACCCCCTACAGCTGGAGCGTCGCCGACACGTTCACCGCGAGCATCGGCAACGGCATCCGCGACCAGCTGACTTTCCTGCAAAAGCCGCCGAACTTCGTCGGCTACCAGGGCGTCACCCAGAGCCTGGGCAACCAAGTGTGGACCCCGCTCGGCCTCGACCAGGCCCCGACCGACCCGTACGGCGGCCACTCCACCACCACCAACACCAGCCGCTACGTCTGTCAGAGCGGGGTGGGCGGCTGGTACACCGTCTGCGGCGTCTACACCCCCAACGGCAACTCCACCGGGTTCCGGGCCGTCCGGATCCAGGTCAACGGCGCGCCCGTGCCCGGCCTCGGGGCTTATCTGCCGTCCATGGGCGCCGAGTTGGGGGTCGTCACCCCCACCAAGGACGTGTTCCTCAACCCGGGCGACTACGTCGAGGTGTGCGGCTGGCAGTCCAGCGGCGGCAGCCTCGGTACCGCCATCGACCCCGACATGCGCACCGGTCTCTGGCTGAGGTACTCCCATGCCTGACGAACTCAACTTCACACCCACCTGCGCCAGTTGCTCACTCCCGCCGGTGGTCCAGTGGCGGCGCCGCTCCGCCGACGACCCGACCCACACGGTCACCGTGCTGGCCTGCGCAACCCACGGCATCACCCGCGACCTGGCCGCGCACGTCCACGCCGCCGACTGCACCGCGCCCGACCCGGCGCACCTGCCCGGCTGCGGCTGCACGGTCGAGCCGCTCGACCCCGAGCCGGCGTTCGCCGTCGCCGCGCCGGTCGCCCTGCCGCCGGGCTGGTGACCGCACCGCACCCCGCACCGCCCCGCCCCCGTGCCACTCCGGCCCGGGGGCTTTCCCATGCCCGGAGACCCCTTGACCAGCCACTACCCGACCGCATGAGCCGGCTGACCGCCCTCGACGACAAGCTCGCCGCCGCCGTCACCCGCGCGTTCGGCAGCATGCCCGCCGCCTACCTGCTCGCCCTCTACAGCCTGCTCCCCCTCGCCCTGCCCGGCGCACAGACCGCCCTCCTGTATTGGTCCAACTGCGTGCAGCTGATCGCACTGCCGCTGCTGATGGTCGGTCAGAACGTGCTCGGCCGCGCCGCGGAACAGCGCGCCGCCGAGACCCACGACGCCGTACTCGCCGAACTCGCGCTGCTGCGCGCCCTGGTGGCTGCGCCCGCCGACCAGCCGCCGGCGCAGGCACCCACCGACCCCACCACCCCGAAGGGATCCGCCATGCCCGACCGACCCGTCGACCCCCACCTCGACCAGGCGGCCCAGGCCGCCGCCCTCACCGAGACCCACAACGGCCCCACCGAGCCCGACGAGCAGCAGCTGCTCGCCGCCCAGTTCGGCGCCCCCAACTCCGCCGGCGTCTACGGCGCCCCGACCCCCGAGGGGAACCCCGCATGAGCCTCGACACCATGGTCGCCGCCGCCGAGCGCACCCTCGGCCTGACCGGCCGCCCGAACTACATCACCACCGACTACGCGTCCCGCGACGGCGCCGAGTTCGCCGCCGCCCCCTGGTGCGACGAGGGCGTGACCTACTGGGCCCGCGCCAGCGGCGAGTACGACGCCGTGTGCTTCGGCACCGACTACGCGTACACCGTCGCCCACGCCGCCCGCTTCGACCAGGCCGGCCAGTGGCACCCCGGCACCGACGGCATCACCCGCGGTGACGTGGTGTTCTTCGACTGGGCGGGCGGCGACGAGATCGCCGGTATCGACCACGTCGGGCTCGTCACCGGCACCTCGGGCGGCTACGTCTACACCGTCGAGGCCAACACCGCCGACTCCGTGGCCCGCCGGGTGCGCACCGCCGGCGTGATCGTCGGATACGGCCGTCCCGCCTACACCGACGCCTCGCCCGCCCCGGCCGCACCGGCCGCACCGGCGGCCCCGGCCTGGCCCGGCCGCGTCCTGGTCAACACCAGCCCCATGATCCACGGCGACGACGTGCGCACCTGGCAGCAGCAGATGCGCAACCGCGGCTGGAACCTCTCGGTCGACGGCTGGTACGGCCCCGCGAGCGCCGCCGTAGCCCGCGCCTTCCAGACCGAGAAGGGGCTGACCCCCGACGCCGAGGTCGGCCCGATCACCTGGGCCGCCGCATGGACCTCCCCCATCACCTGACCCGAAAGGACAACCCGACCCGTGACCGACTCCACCCGCCGCACCCTCCGCACCGCCGTGCAGACCCTGCTCGGCCTGCTCACCGCCCTGCCCCTGCTCGTCTCCACCGCCGGCCTGCCCGCCACCCTGCCCGGCCTCGGCGTCGCCCTCGCGGTCGCCACCGCCGTGACCCGGGTCATGGCCCTGCCCGTCGTCGAGAACCTGCTGCCCACCTGGCTGCGCACCCCGACCGCGGCCCCGGCCGCGCCGACCACCCCGGAGGTCACCACCGAGTGAGCCCCGCGACGACCGACGGGCAGCTCGACACCCTCGCGCTCTGGTGCGGCGCCCTCGTCGCCGTCACCAGCGCCGCCGGCCTGCTCTGGCGCATCACCCGCGCCCTTCACCACCTGGTGCGCCGAGTCGAGGACGCCGTCACCGACTGGGCAGGCACCGAGGAGCACCCCGGCGTCATGACCCGACTCGACCGGATCGAGCACCGCATCGGCGCGATCGAGTACCAGCTGCACCCCAACAGCGGCACCTCGCTGCGCGACGCCGTCGACCGCGTCGACCAGCGCACCGCCCGCCACCTCGACCCCCCGTAGACAGCACCGCGCCCCCGTACCGGCTTCGTGCCGGTACGGGGGCGCTTCTGTCGTTTGCCGTCAGGCGGCGGCGAGGTCGCGCACCCGATCGTTGAAGTCGGCGACGAGCGGGTGCGCACCGAAGGGCACCATGCGCCGCTGTACGTCCTGCACGGCTTCTAGGCTGCGACTCGAACTCACCTGTCCGGACAGCCGGATAGCTCGGAGACCGGCAGCGTGTGCCGCTTCTAGGTCCCGCCGCTGGAGGTGCGACACAGCGAGTGCAGCTTGCGACATGGCGCCACGTCGGGCACGCCCCTGTGCACGGGCGAAGTCGATCGACCGTTGTGCGTGCTCAGTTGCCGCATCTGGCTGGTCGAGGTCCCGGAAGGCGTTGGCGTACTCGCCATGAAGATAGGCGCCGTCGATGAACTTCGCCCACTCGGGTTCAGTGTCTGGGCGGACACGCTCGAAGGCTTTTTCCGACTGCGCCACGGCGTGTGCTGCTGCCGCGCTGTCCCCAAGGGCCGCGAGGGCTCGGGCTTCAAGGGCCCAGAGGTCGGCGAGGCATGCGGCCGAGTCCGCGTTGACGAGGCCGAGACGGCCAGATTGGGCAAGGCGACGCCCCTCGGAGGGGTCACCTTGCAAGGTGGCCTGATCGGCCATCCCGGCGAGAACGTGCGCCCCCAACGCGGGGTCGTTGGACTCCTGCGCGAGGCGGAGCGCTTGGATCAAGTACCGCTGTGCTGTGCCGTGTTCGCCGTCGTCGTAGGCCATCCACCCCAGGAGGTAGGTCTGTTCAGCCGCCGCTGCGCAGAGTGCCTGGCGAACATCTTCCCCGTGCGTTCGACGGAGCAGCGGGTACACATGTTCGTTCATGTACTCGGTGAGCAGTTCACGACCCCCTGCTCCACCGCCCCGCATCACATCCATGTTCTGGAACTTGGCGAACATGTTCCGCACACTGGTCACGTCTTCCAGGCGGACCCGCGGGCCCGGCGCCGGCGCCTGATCAAGGGTCTGCAACAGCCAGTCGCGTGACGGGCCGGTGCCAGCTACGGCGATGAACGGCAGAGCCGCCAGCAGGTTCCTGCGGTCCTTGTCCACATCCACTCTCCCCAACTCCGTGACCGACTCGACCGTCTCTCCGAACGATGCGGCGTAGACCAGGGATCGGTCAAGGTCCGGCAGGCCCCCGAGGCCGAGGTCGAAGGTCGTCACCCGGTAGCCGAACCGCTCGGAAAATACGTCCGCAAGGATGCGCGGCACGGGCTCGCGGGGCTGCTCCCCTTCGAGCCAACGCCGCACCCTGGTGGTGTTGGGGTTGATGTGACGGTGCCCGTAGCGCAACGCCTGTACGTGTACTTGTCGGGCTAACTCGCCCTTGCTCATGCCGGACCGCGCGAGGTAGTCCGCAAGCCTCTCGTTTGGCTGCGCCACAGCGCGGCCTCCCTCCGGTCGTGGGTCGAATTCGACACGGTTCGACACCCCTTCGCAGGCTACCGGTCAGTGACGCCCTGGCGTTGGCTGATTGCAACACGTTCACTGCGGCGAGCGACGAAGGAGTGAATCCGTGTCTGACTCTTTGCTGTCCCGCCTCACCGGGGAGCAACACAGACAGGTCGAGGCGAATCAGCGGAAAGCCCGCTCGGCCCTTGAAGAGTTCCGTAGCGCGACCGAGGCCGCCGGTTGCCCGCTGCCCTCGCTGGCGGTCGACAGCCCCTCGGTCGTGACGGGCCTGGTGCTGGTCCTGTTGGGCGGTGCGCTTCCGGATGTGATCACGCGGCTGGCGAAGGTCATCCGAGCTGGTGTTGCCGCCCTCGCCGCAGAGGAGGGGGCCGCCCAGGCGGCCGAGGACGGGCCCGCCGGCTCGGTCTCGCTGATGTGGACCCCCTACGACGGGCAGTTGGTACTCGACTGCGAGCGCGACCAGGTGGGCGTGTTCCAGCGTGCGGAGGGTGCCCGGTTCGTCCTCGCCCCGGTGGTTGTCGGGAGCGGGTGTGACTGGCTGGCCGATCCGCTCAAGGTCCGTGCCGCGGACGCGAACGACAGGGTCCGGGCCGAGGCGTCGGTGTTGAACGCGAACAGCAAGAAGAGGGTTGGCTGATGAACGAGATCAGCGTGACGGGAACCCCGAAGCTCATCCTTCCTGGCTCGCCGGGGATCAAGGTCCCGGCGCACTCCGACTGCGGAGCGACGGCCCGCGCCAGGGTCGACGACCGGGTGACGCGCTTCGGTGACTGGACTTACCGGGAGGACCCCGCGCCCGGGGACGAGCCGGCGGTCTACGTCATGGTGTGCAAGGGGACGGCCGCCGACGGTACCCCCTGTGGGCTGGAGTCGGGGCCGCTCCGCACCGCCGAGGAGGCACGCGAGTGGACCCGCAAGCACACGCAGTTCAGCGACGCGCGACACCGTAAGTACCGGCTGATCGCTGACGTGCCGTTCGAGATGGTCCCCAAGGTCGAGCCGCTGTGA